CTGTATTAGCATTGGTTGCCCAAGCTGCTGTGCTAGTATTATCTGCCGCTAGTCTTAAAGGAGTATCAATGATTGAGAAGACTGTGTCTTTTCTGTCAACACTCAATGTAAGCATTTCGTCTGCTAGTTCAGGATAGCCTGGTACTGCAACTAAGTTGAAACGATTTGTTTCATTACGAATGTCTGCATTACTTGCTATTGCTGATTGTAGTGATCTAGTTGCTGCTTTACGCTGTGCCTTTCTTAACAATAAGCCTTCACCGTCTGCTGCGTTGCCTGAGAATGAAACCCAAACGTTAGCAGTACTTGATGCACTTAATGCATAGTTTATGCGCCATTGCTTAACATTGCCACCTGAAGCTCTGTAGTTCCAACCTAACATACCTTCTGGGTATAAAGCTGCACTCGGAGCGTCTGCGTCTAATGATCCTGCACTTGACTGTCTAAAGTCGTTAAACAATATACCGTCTGGTGTGCTTTGATCTTTAAGGTCAACTAGTACAAATTTTGCACTATCATACTTGTAAAGTTTTAAGTTTTCAGTATCTGAGCTGTCTAACCATACATCACCAGTTGCTAATGCAGTTGTTCCATCACTTTGTAGTGCTGGCTCAGTTGCTTTAGTTTGGAAATCTTTTGTTAAACTTACCCATGTTGTACCGTTATGCTCTAACAAGTCAATGTTATTAGTACTAATATCAGCGTCATACCATAATGTGGCATTTGCTGTTGCACCTACTGGCTGAGTTGCACTTGGAGTGTAAGTCGCTGTAGATATTTTAAAGTTACTATATCGAAGAGCTGTTAAGTTAATATCTGCTAATGTAAATCCATTAGAAGTAGCACCTGCTGTTATCTGGATGTCATTTCCTTTGCTGTTTACAAAGTTAACTTGACCTGCTACATTAGATACAACAACTTCGTCTGCGAATGTAGTAGCGTTATCTGCTGCTGAAAGAGCTGTTTGGATATCTGTTACAACGTCATCAATTGATATGTTGCCTGAAGTAGTACTTGTTAAAAATACATCAATTGCTACTGCGGAATTGTTTACATTGAGGATCATTGCTGTTGCACTTGCATCTACTTTAGAGTCTGCAATTGCTGTATCACTAATTGCTGATGTACTTCCAAATGCTAATGTTGAAGCACCGTTCCACATGTTAAGTCTTGTACTTGCAAATCTTTGGAAAGAATCGTCAATTGCATCTAACCATAGTGCGCCTGTTACTAACGTACCAGCTGCTTTATGATAAGCATAAGCTTCTGCTGTTGTTGATAGTATAGGAGCTTCTTGAGATACAAATTGTCCAGTTGCTACGTTATATTTCTTAACTTGTACGTTTGCGCCACTGTTAGGTGCTGTTGACTGTAAGAATACATCACCAGCTACTAATGCTCCGCCGCCGTTTTGAACACTTGGAATAGTTGTATGCGTTGCCCACTGATAGTCTGCACTTGATTTAGCACTTGACCAACCAGATGAACCTACTGAATACCAGTTGCCTGATAGCTTCTCAAAAATTGATAAGAAATCAGATTTGGTACCTGCTGGTAGTAATGATGCTAATGCAAAAGAGCCGTTAGTAGAGAATGCTGTTTTTGGTACTGCGTTAGCATATACATCATCTTTACCTGCTATTAAAACAGTTTGTGTGACCCACTTGCTTCCGTCCCATTCTTTAATACCCCAAGTACTGTTAGCAGTATCGATCCATAAAGAATCTGCTGCTGGCTTGGCTGATGGTGCAGTTGCACTTGCGTTTAGTTGGTCTAAATCTACGTCTGCTCGTAGTACATAAGCTCTGTTGGATAATCCTAAGAAACTATATGCAGCTGCTAGACCGTATTCGTTTGTTTCGTCTCCATGAACTGGTGTTCCACCACTTGTTTTAAATGTTGGGTTACCAAAGTTTTGTAATAATTCACGTTGACTTGTTATGTTATATAACTTGTTTGCTGTTGCCTTTGTAGTATAAGCGGCAGTTGAAGTTCCATCTGGTGCTTTCTTATCCTGTGCTGTTGCAATCACGATAAGAGGAACAGTACCAGCACCTGCAGGTGCGTAGAAACTTTCATCTGATACACTTAGACTAACGCCTGGCGATACTAATGTTGCCATTTTGTTTTCTCCTAATATATTAAGATACGATTGATCGTATGCACTTATTTATCAGAATTTAGGTATTAGTGGGCTTTAAGGAAATTGAAAGGTATTAGGTGATATTATACTATTTTAAGTGTATGCTTAAATTCACCTGTGTTCCAATCACGGATGTCTTGTACTTGTCTTGCTAGGTCTGCTATTGTACCGTTGTTTGTAATAATGTAATCTACTGGATGGCCTGCCCAGTTCCATTCGCTTTCATGTACGTCTGCGTATTTTGTTTTCATTATCTTATGGCTAACTGCGTTATTGTGTGCTGTCTTTGCTGTTTCAAACCACTCAGGTAGTTCGCCACGTTGCACCCAAATAACAACTCCGCCCATTTCTTTGATGAGGTCTAGTTCATTTTTAAATCTTGCATCGCTAACAACTGTACACGGTGCGTCTTGGTTTTGTTTTCTAATGCGATATTCTAAACTGTGTAGCCAAATGTTAGGATCAAAGTGTGTGCGTAACACATCAGTACCTAATAATTGTAGTGCTAGTCTGGGAGTAAAGTTTGGAATGCCTAATTTGCGACCCCAATATAGGTCTGCTGTTTCACGGAAGTCTCTACTTTCAATAGTATCGCCTTCCATCATGTCTCTTGGCCAGCCAAATATAGATGCTGATAAGTCTTTTAATGGAGCGGCAAAACTATCTTCTACGCAACCACGTTCTACAAACATGTTTGCTACAGTACCTTTGCCTGAACCTATTAGTCCAACTAATCCAATTATCATATTTTAACCTATTACAAATCCAAGTGGGTCACTTCCTTCTTCCATCATGTGAACCGCTTCGTTTAATTTCTCAATTTCTGCTTGAGCTTCTGATTTAAGTGCGTCACCGTTGAGTGTGATTGAACCACCTGCGCCTGGCAAGCCCGAAGTATACTTGCTTCTTGCTTCACCTAGCATAAACTTAGACTGTGCTAATGAGTATGCACTTAACCACTCACTTGCATAAATGTCTTTTAGCAATATCATTTCTGGTACAAAGTTATATACACCTACTGCTACTTCTTCATTATGCCTAACATTTCTTAAAATCTGTAATACTTTACTATTACGATTCCAAATAAAGTTATATTCGCTACCAAATATACGACCTACAGTTTCTTTGTACTGTGAGAACGCATCGTAAACTGCTAGTCCGCCTATTTGTCCTGCCTGCATCATATACATGTTGTTAAATGCAACATCAAACGGGTCAAAGTTTACACCACCACTGTTAGTTCCTATACCTCTACGATAAAGTCTTCTAACTTCCATTACTTCATCTGGTAAAACGTATTCTGTTACATTTTCCTGTGTAGTAATAAAGATCATGCTTTCTTCGACAGCACCAGAACTAAGTTGTCTATACTTTTGCATAGACTTGTTGATAGCAATATCGTAATGCTCTCTATCGAGCTCTACATCAACAATACCATCTGCTAAACGCAGCTTAATTTCGCTAATGAGCTCTTCTCTGTTGCTGTAACCTATTTTATTAATCGCCATAATACTATTTATCTACTAAAAGGCTTTTAGTATGATAGTCGTGTCATTAAAGCGACCATTCATCTTAGTATCCGTGGTTGTAAGCTCTTTAAATGCCTTACCAAACTTAGTCTTGGCATTTCCTGTCCAATTTTTAATTTGTTCTGCTGGTTTACGCAATGTTTTCTGTACACTCTTAGTAGGATGGAAGTCTTGCAGTGTTGTACCCTTAACAAGTATGCCAGCCTTTAAATCATCTACTACATACACCCCGACCTTACGAGTCTTTGTGTTGTATACCCAAATTTCAGTTGCATCAATTACTTCTGCAGGATTGATACTTGCTATACCTAATGTACTGTCATTGATTTGAAACTTTAGTTTACTTACTTGTTTTTCTTTACTTACTTGCTTAGGCTTTCTAGTTTTTCTAGTTGCCTTGCCTGTTAAGATCATCGTGTCGCATGCGGCAATTATCTTTTCATAAATTTCTACAAATGCTTTACGAGCCTTAAGGTCCATAAAGTCATATGCTTCTTTGATATCTTCGTCTTTCCATTCCAACACTTCTAATGCTTCAGCATACGGTACTGCAAAACCATCCTTGATAATTTTTGCATGGTTAGGTTTAATAACTCCACCTGCATACGCTCTCATCTCATTGAATGGATCAAACTTCTTAAGATCGAACTTACCCATTTGTAAGTCGTCTATGTTTCCTTCCCAGTTGCCTAGCAAGCCTTCGACCTGTTCGTGCATTCGTTGCTGGATACTAATTTTAGGTTTATCTACAGCCTTTGCTTCTTTCTCTTCGATAATTTCTTCTGCTTTGTCGATCAACTGTGGGATCTTACCTAGCAAGTGTTCCTTAACGTCAGGGTGCATAAAGCCATTTGTCTTGTGCCAGATGAATGTGTACTTAGCAAACGAGCTAAACCAAACATCGGGTACTTTCTTTAGCATCTTAATAAGCTCAGGATCTAGTCCACTGTCTTTTTCAAGCCATGGCATAATAGTATTAGAACACTTCTTATCTGCTACTTCGTAATGTACAAAGTATTCAAAGTTACGAAGTAGCTTTTGCTTATCTTCTTCTGTTTGTTGAGTATGTATAGATGCCCATTTTGGTTCGGGCATTAAATATACTTCTTTTGTTTTTCTTCTTGCCATTAGTCGCTCTCAATTTCATACGGATTATTATATACTTCTTTAACCAATGCTGGCCATTGATTAAAACCTTCTATGCTATTTTTATCTTTTAACGCATTTTTATCCTTAAGAAATTGAACAATACTTATGATACCGCCGAATTTGCCGGAGGTTTCCCCAGCTCTAAATGAAAAGTAACTGTTGAGTACTATAAATACTCCAAAAATTATATATTCGATTAATCCCATACCATATTCTCCACTTGTAAAAACGCTATTTTAACATTATATATCATCGATGTCAAGAAGTACTTATGAAATGACATAAAAAAGCAGGTGTTTATAGATATTAAGTAATAATGTGGTAGCGTTTTAG